GAAGCGCGGTTGTAGGCCACCTCCTGGGCGAAGCGCGCCTTCTCCTTGAGAGCGTCCTCCTCGTGGATGAACCCGGCCGCGGCGCTTGCATCTAGGTCTGCGCCGTACTGGGCGATCTCCTCCTCCATGTTGATGTCGGGGTTGTTCATGGCGGAGAACAGGTACTGGTCGTGTCGCTTCTGGAGCCCCACCACATGGGCCTTGACCTGCCGTCCGAGTACGTCGCGCTTGGCGTCGGCGGTGAACTTCGCCGACGCCAACTGGAAGTACAGCCCAATGCGTTCCGTGGTGAGTGGCGAGCCATCCTCGCCATCCGGCCCTCCGGCCAGCTTGAGCGCCTCCTCCTGGATTGACGCGCCGCCCTCCTCCGCCAGCTTGGCGGCCTCGGAGATGCTGGTCGTCTCCTGGAGCCGCGTTTCCAGTTGGCTGAAACGCTCCCCCATCAGCACCCTCGCCTGGAGGATGCGGTCGGTCTGGTCGGCCTCGTAGAACTTCGCGGCCACATCGGCCCACGTCCCCGCCAGGTTGGAGAGCGCCTGCACCGCGCGGCCAGGGTCGGCGACCCGAGCGTGCGGCACAGCGCCCCCGTAGGCGCCGGGGTTGGTGAACAGGGTAGAGTCCTGGGCCATGGCTAGTTGAACAGCATGGAGTCATCCCAGCCCGAGCCTGGGCCGGGGGTGCGGTATCCGCCCGTCATCAACTGATACTGCCCGTAGCGCGACAGGCCGGTGGCAAAGGCGCCAAGCCATCCCGCAGCGGCAGTGAATCCGGCCTCAGACCGCAGGCGCTCGGCCTCGGCGCTTCCCGTCACCCTGGCCGCCATGCCCTGGGATTCACGGTAGGAGGCGGCTGCTTCGGCGTTGGTGACCGCCATCCCGGCGGCACGCTCATCCTGCCAGACCTGATCGGCGATGGCGAGCAGGGGTGACCCTCGCAGTTCCAGGCCGCCAGCGGCGACACCAGCGACGGCGGCGCCCTCCCCCCGGCGCGAGGTGCGCCTGATCTGTTGCGAGTGCTCCGCGCCTGCCTTGCGCTCCATGCGGGCCTGGAACTGCGCCTGCTCCATGCTGATCTGGCCCTGGGTTTCAGCGATGCGGGCCTGCCGCTGCATGGCGCGGGCAGAGGCAAGCCCACCGAGAATCTGGAGCCCGACCTGTGCGGTACTGGCAAAGACAAAGGGGAACACGCTAACCGGATGGTTTGAGTTCCGCTTCCATGTGGTGGACGAGGCTCAGCAGACTGGCCGGGTTCCCGTGGGTGGGATAGATGGCGTACTGCGGGCGCGTGATCGTGGCCGCCGAGGCTGCCGGAATCGTCACCCGCTCCACGTCCCCGGTGTTGAGCCCCGAGTCGAGCGGCACCGCGTATAGAGTGCTGGAATCCGGGCCGATTCGCAAGGCTGAGGTCTCCAACACCTCCAGCGTGACCTCGTGTACGGTGATGTGCGCCTGGGGCTCCTCGGCGAAGCGTACCGGGGCCACCTGGATCGGAGAGGAATCTGCTACGTCGTAGCCGACCAGCACCACGGAGGCCGCGCTGGAGATGGTGATGGCACCGCTGGATACGGTCTTGTCGGCCTGCGCTGCACCGTCTGCCCAGACCTGCACCGCCTCGCCCTCTAGGTGATCCAGGCCGCTGATCGCGGTGGTACTGGGGCCGTCGTACTTCACGGCGCTGTCCAGATGCCACGCATCCTCGATGTCAACGCCGGTTGCCGTGTCGTCGAAGGGCTCCTGCATGGCCTCGACATACTCCACGGTGGATCCGTTGATGGTGCGGCGCACGATGGCAAATAGCTGGTCGAAGCCCTCCGAGGGCAGCACGGCGATGGATAGTACGCGAGGCTCGTCGGCGCCGTCCAGGGAGCCGCCCAGCGTGTGGAGGTGCCAGCCGGACGCCTGGGTCTCGGGATGCACCGTGAGCCCGATGAGCTTGCCGTCGGCGCGCACTGCCCACAGCACCGAGGACGGAACCGCCGCGAAGGCCATCTCCTTGATGCCGGTCTGCGTGACGTGATCGGCGAGCAGGGTTAGGTCGGGCTGATTGAACGCCCCTTGGTTCGGGGCCAGCCCGCGCACCCGCAGGCCGCCGGACTGGGCGTACACCACCACGTCGCCCACGATGACGGGGAGCACGGCAGAGGCGTCGAACTCGGACGCCAGGCGCACGGACAGCGAGAGCGGAGAGAAGGCGGCATTCTCGTCGCTACCCTGGGAGATGAACGGCCCGGTCGCCATGCCGGAGACCAGTTGCCGCGCCCCGGCCAGCCAGCGCACGCGGGAGAGGCGGCGCGTGGCGATGGTAAAGGCCATTCCGTTGTCGGGGACCACAGTGTCGTCGAATTGCGTGGGCTGGAACTCCTCGAAGGAGCCCACTACGGAGGCCCAATGCCCCTGCGGCTCCGCGTCAGTCGCGGCGAACACGAGGCGCTGCTGGTAGAACGACACCGCCGACGGGTAGCCGGACGTGGCGGAGAACGCCCCAAGCGCCCAGCGCGCCGTGGCGGAGGTGTCCGCAAGGTCGGACCCGATGACGGTGGCCGTGGCCGTGGTGGCGTTGGTGACCGCTGTGATGACGCACCAGCCCCATTCCGGGGACTCGAACAACCGCACGGCGCGGCCTACGTCGGTGGACTCGAACAGGTCCGCGCTGGCGGTGAGCGTGATGCTGCCGGTGGCGGCGGACGGCGTGATCGTCAGAGATGTGGAGTTCTCCGGCTGGTAGGGGCCGTCTTTCAGCAGGTAGCTCGTCGGCAGGCCGCTCACGTCCTGCATGTTCGCCAGGGTGAACGACGCCTCGCCGGTGCGCGTCAGCTTGCGCGTAGCGTAGTTGGGGTGCGTCAGGTACATCACGTCGTTCGCCTGCGCCCATTGCAGGTCGGCGATCTCCCCACCTGACCACGGCGTCGTGACTTCAAGCGGCGTGCCGGGGCTGGATTCCACGCGGGAGTCGTTGCGCCAAAAGCGGATATACAGGTGGCCGAACTCCATCATGTACGGCGCGCCCGTAGAGCCTGCGAAGGGGATCAGGCGACGGCCCGTGGTATCCTCGAAGATCGTGAACAGGTCCGCATCGGATGTGTCGTCGTCGCCCACGATGACCAGGATGCCGTTGCCGAACCGCGCTCCATTCAGAGAGCCCGTTGCCCCGCTTATCTGGTTGGCGCTATTGTTCCACGTTCCCCCATCATCGAGGGAGTAGAAGTACACCCCACCCGTGTCGAATACCGCGATCAGGATTCCACCGTATCTTGCGAATGCCTGGATGACGGCCCCCCCTGGCGATGATTGCACAGTGGTCCAGGTGCCGTTACCATTTCCTCGGTAGATCAGGTTTGTCCCTATGTAGAATAGCTCGGACGTGTCGTCATAGAAAACGGCCTGTGACCCCTGGCCCGTCAATGCGGACCATGTGTCGCCATCGTCTGTGGATATTCTATGACTGTCGGTCGTATCCGAAACAGCGATGATAACCCCGCTGGTGGGGTCAATCGCAATATCCCACAGGTCCACTCCGGGAGCATCCTCCTCAGTCCATACGGTGCCGTTGGTGGAGCGCAAGATAATCCCAGAACTCTCACCCACAGCCAGGAATGATGTTGCAGTCCACACCACACCGCGTAGGTGCGGAGTTCCAGTAACCGCCTGACTTTCGGTAGTCCATGTGTCTCCGTCGGAAGAAATCATGATGGTGGTATTGGTTGCCCCATCGTACTCCCCTACGGCGACAAACAATGACCCGCTCCACGCGACCGCATACAGATCGGCGTCCTCCGTTGGGATCGTCCCAGCAGCCGCCCATGTCACGCCGTCGTCAACCGAGCACACGATGACCGGGTTAGTGCCGTTGGAGTCGCCCACAGCCACCCACATCCCCAACTCCTCGGCGTACACTGCATCGTTGAGGTCGTAGGCCCCCGTGCCGCTACTGCGCTCCGTAGCCGCGAATGCCGAGACGGTCTTGCACGCCCCCAGGTACTTGAATCCTGGGCGGCGGCTGATGGACCCCTGCGGGTTGATGATCCAGTTGCGAAGTTGGGCCAGCCCTTCCTTGTAGGCGGGGCTGTCGGTGCGGCCGAGGGCGCGGGGGGACAGTTCCCCGACGGCGAACGTGGACTGGCGGACGGCGGCGTTGCTCGCCATAGCTACCTTTGTCCTGGTGTCCAGCCGCTGTGCCGGGCCGTGATCCAGTCATCCTCGACGTAGGCGTCCTCGCCGTCCTCCTGCGAGTCACGAGTGGCCGCCTTGTCCTCGGCCTCGGTCAGCAGGTCTTTGATGAGCGACTTGCGCTCGTCGGACGCGCCGAGGGGGATCGCCAGCCGCCACGCAAGGCGCAGGCCGATCAACTCCTGGAGAAGCGGGTCGAACGTGGTGGGGTCGGTGTTCTGGTACTCGTAGCGGATCGGCGCCTCCGCCCCGTCGTAGAGCAGATAGCCGTCCTCCAGCTTGTAGTTCTGGTCGCCGTCGTTCACGTCCAGAAAGGCCAGGCAGTCAACGGGGAGGGGCCAGCCGTACTTGAAGCCAAAGGGCGGGAACGTCGGCTGCACTGCCGCCGTGGTGGTGGCCGCGTAACCGATCTTGGCGTCGTTCTGGCTCAGTTGCGCGCCCCAGGCGTACACGGTGCCCTGCGCCGACGCCGTGGCCCCGGCCGGGTAGATGGTCACTGTCAGGGTGGTGCTGCCGTCAGCGACGTTCGCCAGGGTGACGTGGAACCGCCACCACCCGCCGCCCACGGATTCCAGTGTCCCGGCGGAGACCGTCGGGGTAGCCGCCCAGGTGATGTCCACGGCTTGCGACGCGCCGCTGGAGCCGCCGGAGAAAGCGAGCAGCAAGCGCGTCACAGCCGCAGTGCCCTGCTTGAGATAGACCGACAGCGTGTACTGCTTGTCGTCGTTGGGGACCGTCACAGCCTGGGCGATGGTGCCCGCATTGCCAGCGTCTGCGTCGGTCAGCAGCGTGGCCGTTGTGGTGCCGTCGGGCGCCCGCGCGTTGTCGTTGGAGGCGGTGGCGTTGGTGGCTGTCCATGTGGTGGCAAGGGCCTGGGACTGGAGCAGCAGGTTCTCGCCCAGCACCGTGCGCTTGGTGCTGACGTTCCAGGGGTGCTCGCGCAACACCTTGTCCCGCTCCTCGGGATAGGCGTTGTTGCACAGATCGTCCTCGTAGGTCCCGTCGGAGCCGAGCGTGGTCAGTTGTCGCTTGCCCAGCGCGTCGAGCGCCTGATTGCAGATGGTCGTCGCGGAGGCGGTCATCGGGCAGGCTCATGCAAGCGGCGGGCGGGGTGCCGACCAGTGGGATGCCGACACCCCGCCACCTGGGGGAGCGCCTCTACGATCCTGCGCGCCGACCGATGAAGGCCAGCGAAAGCGTGCCGGACGCCGGGAGCGTCGCCGTGCCGTCGTTGGAGATCAGAATCTCCTCGGCTGCCTCCAGCACCGCCGGGATGATGGCGACGACCTCCGTGGTGGCAGTGAACACACCGCTTGCACGGTACTTGGTCGCCGTCCCGGTGATCCCGATGCTGATCTTGGCCGTGCTCAGCGTCGGCCCGGCCATGACGTACAGTATGGGCGTGAACCCCGCCGGCAACGTCACCATGTCGATGGTTTTCGACTTGGCCTGCGTTGCCAGCGTGAGCACACCGTAGAAGATGTCGCAGTCGCCGAACTGCCAAACCCCAGGATCGTAGGGCTCGTTCTCGTTCTCGGGCGACTGCGTTTCCGCCGTGTAGTCACCAGCCATGGGTCACCTCGCTAGTGGCGGCCCACGATGGCGAACAGCCGCAGCTCGCCGGAGGCCGGCAGGGCTGCGGTGCCGTCGTTGGAAACCAGGATTTCCTCGTCGGCGGTCAGTGCCGTGTGCGTGGCGGCGGCGTTGAACCACGTCACGGTATCCGTGGTGGTGTACGTCGCCGACGCCCGGTACTTGGCGGCGGAGCCGGAGATGCCGACCGACACCTTGGCGGAGCCCAGGGAGGTGTCCGTCAGGAAGCCGAAGATGTACGGAATCTCCCCGGCCTTGATGGTGAAGAAGTCGATGGTCTTGGACTTGGCCTGGGAGGCCAGCGTGATCGTACCGAAGTACAATCGCGCATTGACGCCCAGGAAGCCAGGATCGACGACCGCCCCCGTGGTTTGCAGGACGGTGGATTGGTCGCTGCTGTAGTCGCCAGACATGGGCTGTTCTCTCTACAGGAGGGTGGTGGCGTGGCAGGCGATCTCGGCAACCTTGGAGTTGTCGAGCCTCACGGAGCCCATCGTCCAGTCGGTGAGAATCTGCCAAGCGTTCCACTTGTCGGCACGCTTGTCGATGCTCACCGTCAGGTCCTCGTTCATGTCCAGCGTTGCCGCATCTTCGTACCACAGGTAGATCAGGCGGCTGTCCGAGGAGTCGGTGGTGATGAGCGAGTCCTCCAGCAGATGCCACTGAATCCCGAGCAACTCCCTGATTTTCCCGGTGCGGAACGCGGTGGCCTCGTCCGACCCGACGTACAGGGTGGAGGAGGTCTTGGTGCTGGCGATGAGGGTGTTCTTCTCACGGGCGCCCATCAGGCCGTGCAGCGTACGGCCATCGCCGTCGCCGCTGGCCCCCTCCAAGGCCGCCAGGGCCTCCAGAATCTTGTAGTAGGTCAGCCCGGCGTTGCCGGTCCCGCCGGCCTCGTCGTAGGTGTGGCTGTCCACCGCGACCTGGAAGTTCGCATCGAAGGACGATGTTCCGGTGCCGGTCTGGCCGGTGACGGCCGTTCCGCCCAGCGCCGAGATGATGAGGCTGTCCTTCTGGCGGTTGAGCGCGGCGACCTGCACCTTGGCGTAGGCGCCGTTGGGGTCTCCCACCTTGGAGCGCAGCTTGTCGAACTTGTCGATCAGGTCGGACGCGCCGAAGTTCCGCGAGACGGACCAGCGGTCGTCATGCGGAGTAGGCGTGTACGGGGTGTCTTGGTGACGACCGGTGCGTTCGACCGGCGTAACCTTACCCAGCAACTCGTGCCGGGTCTTTTGACCGTCGGTCATCCCTCGGATGACGGAGCCCTCCAGCTTGGAGGGCATCTGCTGCGCCTGGAAACGGAACTGAGTCTTGTACTCGTAGGCGAGCATCAGAGCAGCTTGATCGGACATACGGAGGTCCTCGCTGAAAAGCGTGTGAACATCTCACGGTTTCCAGGAGGTTGTCCGTGTTACCGGCCTCCGTATGCTCTGATGCCCTCAGAACTTGCAGAAGGGGGGTCCTTTCACCCTGTCAGCCGGGCCTCTGTGCAAGAGGGGTGTCCGGCGCTGCTGTACGACGTGTACAGGGGCAGTTGTGGTTTGTCAACTGCCCGGCAGCACCACTTCCACCTCGGTCGCCGCGCTGCCCTCGTCCTCGGAGTTGGTCGCGGTGATGGTGACGTACAGGCGGATGCCCTCGGGCAGCCCCTCCAGCATCACATCCGGGTCCACCAGCAGGTCGTACTTGGCGATGTACTGGTCGGTCGCCACGCCGGTCTGGTGATCGACGTACACCGTGTAGGTGTCCACCTCGGGGTCCGCCGTCACCGCGTCGGCGTTGACGTACATCGACCCCGGATGCGGGCCGGGCTTCGCGGCGAGATTCGCGGGGGCGTCTGGCGCAGCCATGGCTCAGGCTCCAAGCAGATTGGGTGATTGCACGGGTGGGCCGTCAGGCCCCCACAGGCGCTTCTCCGGCGGCACCAGTTCCGGCTCGGTTTCGAGCATAGCACGCTCCGCCTCGGACATGCCAAGGGGGGCTCCCCCGGCAAGGTAGTGGAGCAGGGCGGTCATCTCGCGCTGCTGCTCCTGCGGCGGTCCTTTGGTGATCTTCACCCGCGTCAGCCGGTACTCCTCGGCGTGCGGATGCACGGCGGCGGTCTTGATGCCGCTCGCGTTGAGGCAGTCCCCCTCGCCAAATGCCTTGCGGCAGGCCAGCGGGCGCACTTCGTAGATCGAGCAGCACTTCTTCTGCTTGTCGTAGAACACGCACTTGATCTGCCGGGCGTACCAGTCCTCGCACGCCTGCGTGTACTCCGCGCCACCGATGCCGCCCGCGTCGTCGGCGTAGTTGGACATGAAGTCCGCCAGCGCGTCGGCGCGCATCTTGACGAGGCCCATGATCGCCTGAAACTCCTCCTGCGAGTGGCGGTTGCGCAGCCAGTGCAGGATTCCCAGCGCCTCGAAGGGGCTGATGCCGACGATCAGGTCGCAGCAGCGGTGCCCGTGAGGGCACTCGCCGCACTGCGCCTCGGTGTAGGTGCCGGGACCGGCCAGTGCGAGTTCGCGGCTGTGCCCCTCGCCGAAGTTCACGGCGTGGCGCGCCATCCGGTCGGAGTTCATGCGACCCCCGGCACGGTAGCATCGACGGTACCGCCCTTGGTGGCGATCTTCGCGGCCTCGTCCATCAGGCGGCGGTACTGCTCCTTGTACTGCTTGTGCTTGAGGTGCATGGGGTTCTCCATGGCCTCCTTGTACTCCGCGCTGGAGAGCAGTTCTTGCAGTTCGCCCTCCACGGTCGCCTGATCGCGCTCACCGGCGCCGCCACCACCGCCCAGCAGGTTGTCCTCGGCCATTGCTTTCCCCAGCGTGTTGAATGCCTCGATGAACCACGGCTCATGCACGAGTCCGATGGCCTCCGCTTCCTGAATCTGCTCCGCCGACATGCGGGCCTCCATCGCCTGGCGCATGGCGCCCATTTCCTTGTCGTACTCGTCGCCCCATTTCGCCTTGTAGGCGGTCTCGCTCGACTGCTGGAGCTTGGCGATGTCGTCCTTGAACTTCTGGGACGATGCGTCGCTGGCGGCCTTGTTGGCCTCGGAGAGCCTGCCGTGCAGCGCGGCGGCCTGCTCTGCGGTCAGGTTGGCCGCGTGCGCCGCTTGCAGGAACTCCGGCACCGCGCCGTTGATCTTGTAGCCGTCCGGCGCGGCGGGGCGACCCAGGCGCTCGTACACCTTCTGGCGCTCGGTGGCGTCCGACGGCGGCTCCAGGTCGTACATCTTCTGGTTGCCGCGCGAGTCGATCAACTGCTGGGCGTTGACGTGACTCTTGGCGAGCGAGGCCACGTCTTTGTGCTTGGTGATGTGCTCGCTGGACTTAAGATCGTCCGGCAGCGTGTCGTACCAGGGTTCCGTCATGTTTCTTCTCCGGCTTCCCGCTCGACGGCCTCCATCATCGACAACTCGTCGGCGGTCAGGTTGACCTGCTTGTACACATACAGCACCACTTCGCGCTGGCCTTCGGACCGCTCCCCGCCGTCGTGCGGCGTCAGGATGTGGTAGCGATTCGCCAGATCATGCAGCACCAACTTGAAATCTGGATGCTCGGCCAGCCGCTTCCACGCGGCGGCGATGTCGGATTGCCGCGTGCCGGGCCGCCACGGGCCGCGAAGCCAGAACGCCATCGGCTACGCACTCCGCGCGAGGCTGAGGGCGCGGGCGTTCTTCTCGTTGGCGTCCGACTGCACCTGCAACTGCTCTGCCTCCATAGCCGCCTGCTGTTGCGCGGCCTCCCCGGCAACCAGTGCGTCGTACTCGTCCTGTGTGTTGAGGATCGAGCGCGGCACATGGTGCGCGTCGGCCAGGGCGTCCACCGTGCGTGCCGGGTTGACCTTGGCGACCACACGCGGATCGAATTGGCTGATGAGTCCCAGCGAGGCGTAGAAGTTCATGATCGTGTCCGCGTCGTGACTGCCCAGGGCGATGGCGAGCGGGGAGATGTACTCCGGGATGACGCGCGTGCGCTGCAACTCCGGCGGGGGCGGGGGCAGAATCTTGGAGCGCAGCAGGATCATGTACGAGCGGCGTACCAGCGGGAACAGGAACTCCGCCCGCAGCCGCGCGAGCATCGGCCCTGCGAACTGGAGTTGCTGGCGCTGCCGTCCGGCGAACTCCGTGGCGCTCATGTGGTTCTTGGCGCCGTCCGGCGTCACGATGGGTGGCAACTCGAAGGCGTCCAGATGGAAGTGCTTGTCGATCTTCGAGTATAGCTTCTCCTCGTAGGCCACGCCGTGGGATACATTGCCGGAGAACGGAACCTGCTGGATGCGCGGGCCGCCCTGCATCGGCCAGTCGGCGTACCAGAACCCGCCGGGGTTCATGTTCACGCGCGGCTGCACAGTGCCGTCCCCGGCCACGATGACGTTGGGATCCACCGACTTGTGGATGCCCCGCGCGGTGTCCCGCGCTACCTTCTGGAGCATCTTCACGTCACCCAGGGCGTTCTCGCCGCAGCCGTACCCGTACTGCGAGTTCTGGGCGCGGCGCCAGCGCGGGAACAGCATCGGGTCCTCGAAGAACCCGCCCGGCTTGCGCAGCAACATACGAGGCTTTTCGATCAGGTAGATCGAGATGATCGGGTGCCCGGCGAGCGACGGCGGGTCGGTTTTCTTGCGGCGGCGCACGATGTGGCAGCACGGGAACTGCTGACCAGGCTTGTTCTTGAGGGCGTCGAGCACCTCCTTGGGCAGCCGCTCCGTCCCGAACATCGAAAACAGTTGCCACGCGGTCGGCTTCCAACGCCGGTAGTCCGCGATGGACTGTCCGCGCTCGTCCGTGTCCATGGCGCACTCGCCCAGGAACACCGACTGGAAGTAGGGCTTGCCCTCGTGCTCCCCGATGAATACCGGCGAGTTCCCGAAGTACCCGATTTGCAGGTAGAACTCCTCGGACATCTGGTAGAAGGCGGACGACGGCGAGTGAAAGCAGTCCAGCAGTGTGCGCTCGGTCATCTCCAGGTAGGACTTGACCGAGCCGATCTCGCCGATCTTCGGGTCCGCCACCCGCAGCCCGAGCCAGCGGTAGCCCTCCGGGGTGAGCAGTCCGGAGAGCGACCGCGCGAAGCGTCCCCCCGCTTCGATCCCGTGCGCGTCGATGATCTTGAAGTCGCGGCGCTGGCCCGGCGTGCGCTGCGTGGTGAAGTCGGCGAACTGCGGGGCCATCACGTCGGCGATGTCCTGCCACTTCGGGTCGTGCTCGCTGCGCTGCGAGAACGCCTGATCGACCTCCCTGATGAGACCGTCGATCCATTCGCTTTCGGATGGCATCTTGTCGCTCGGCTAGGAGAAGAACCCGTCATCATCGGCGGGGGCGGCCTGCGCTGCTGCGGCGGGCATGGCGACCTCCTCGTCCTTCGGCACCTCGGCCTTGGCGGCCTTGGCCTCCGCCCGCTTCGGGCGCCACTGCGCACACCACTGCTGCGCCTCCTTGATGACTGGCGTGGGCATGAAGTGGCAGTGCAGGCCCCGGTCTCCATACATCGACTTCGCTGGCATCGGGCGCCCACAATCGCAGTTTCCGCACTCCTCGGCAGCCTTCTTCGCTTTCGCCATCAGAGTCCCTGTGATGGATCGTTTGGAACGGACACCGGGCGGCTCCTGGCGCGCTTGAGGCGCTGCTCCAGGGTGGTCCGCAATGTGGTCACGTCCTCGCGGCCAGCATAGCGCCCCGCCCGCTCTCCCTGAAGTGCGGTGAGGCGATCCAGCAAGCCCTGCACCGCGTTGATCTCCTTGTCGCTGCGGAACCCCTTGTCGCGCAGCTTCCCGAGTTCCGTGGTGATCGTCGACAGGCGGTCCACAACCTTGAACTCCTCGCCGGTCTGGATGCGGCGGTGCTCTGCGGTCAGAGACGCCTCTCGCTCCTGCGCGGCCTCGTAGGCAACGCGCTGCGGGTCCTCGGGCGGCAGTGCCAGCATCCGGGCACGCAGGGTGCGGTCTGTCAGATTCGGAGCCGCGCTGCCCACGTTGACCGATCCGCCATAGCCGCGCCGGTCGGCCAGCGTGTTGCGGCGCAGGTCCGTCGTCGCACGGGAGAGCGTTTCCTGCCGCTCGGCCTCCAGTTCCACCTTCTGCTGCTGCCCGCGCTGGAACGCTAGGTACGCACCCATGCCGCCGTCGCCACCACCGCCACCGAAGAAGATGTCAAAGAGGCCCATTGCTCACCACTGGAATACGTTCTGGTCGCTGGTGCCTTCGGCGACCATGGACACGCGCATCTTGGACTGGATGCGGGGATCGACGATGCGGGCCTTGCCCCGACACAGGAACCCATACCGCCCCGCCGACATCAGGTCGTCGTTCTTCGATACGATGGAGTTGTCCTCGGGCTTGCGGTGGTACATCCGCATCTCCATCAGGAACTTCTTGCAGTGCGGGAACACCTTGAAGCGCCCCTCCTGCATGGCGAGAAGCATCTGGCGGATGCCGGGCTCGATGGCGATGGTGCCCTCGTCGTTGAGCGCGTGCGTGCTGAGCATCCGCAGGTCATGGCCCGGCCCAGCGTAGATGTTGCGCAGCGTTTCCGATCCGGCACCGTATTTGTGGCTCCGGTTGCCATCGTGCGGCCACGCCACCGGAATGTCCGGCTCGTGGCGGGAGCGGATCGCCGAGGCGTGAACGGCGGTCTCGGTGTCGGGCTCCTTGTACTCATCATAGACGTAAACGCTGCGCGAGTCCGTGTCAATCGCCAGCCACACCGCAGCGGTGGGGTGATTGACCCCGCCCGAGCCGAAGTCCATGCCGATGATGCGCGGCCAGAACGGAGACAGCGGCACGGGGTGCTCCAGCACCACCTTGGACTCGGCCACCGGGAACACGGCCCCGGCTCCCAGGATCGGTTTGCCGGTGGTGCGCAGTTCCCGCTGGTGCGGCGGGATCGCTCCCAGCAATTGCTCCAGTTCCTTCTTCTTGAGGTGGGTGCGCCCGTCGGGGAGCTTGGCGTCGTCAGTGCCCGCGAAGATCAGCAGTTGCCCGTCTTTCAGGTCGTGCATGAACTGCGAGAGCACTTCGGTCTCGCCAGCCTCGGGCGTGAACGTCATCTTGACCCAGCCCCCGGTGGCGATCATGCGCGCCAGGGATTGCTCGTAGTAGCGCGCGGGCGGCTCCTCGTCGAGATGGATCAGGCCTACGGACTCGCCCGTCCAGTCCAGCAGGCTCGCGTCGTAGGACTTGAACACGATATGGACGATGAACCCGGCTGCGTGCCGCACCTGGATCGAGTCGATGGCGTTGGCGACGCCGCGCTTGGGCACCGGCTTTGCGGCGATGCGGTCCTTGGGAATGAACCCGGTGCCGAGCAGGTCGGCCTGGCGCGGATCTCCGCAAAGCTGCTTTTGCCCGATGTCGCGCACCTTGTCGTTGTTCGGGCCGCCGACCCAGATTTCCGGGAAGCGCCGTAGGTGCTCGGTCAGGTTGGGGCCGTTCCACCACTTCGGGTAAAGCCCGGTGGCGTGGATGGCGTCGTCGGCGTAGCCGCCGATGGACTTCCCGAGTTGATTGCCCGCCGACAGGAGGACCTGCTTGGCGACTGCGGGCTCGTCGCCCTGCGGCGAAAACACGCCCTGCTCCCAGCGCCCCGAGATGCAGTCGTGGTACGCCCTCTGGAACGGATACGGCTCATACCCGCGGAGGCGGTTGAACTTCGCGCGGACGCGCAGCGCCTCCAGGTTCTCGTGGGCCGACGAGATCGTGTCCATGCGCCGACGCTACTCCGGCGCGGGCGCGGCGTCAACCGGCAGGGCGGCCTTGATGGCTGGGATGTTATCCATCTCCGCACACAGTACAGCGGCTTCGACTTGCACATCGCTGCCAGCAGCAGCCTCGTTCAGTGCTCCTTTCACCTCCCGCAGCAGGCGCAGCAGTTCGGCGCGGTCTTGAAGCACTGACAGGGTTCCATCTCCGCGTTGCAGCGCAGACAGGGCGGCAAGATACTCCTCCTCACTCAGAATCTTCTGCTCGCTCATTTGGACTCCTTGGCTTCTGGGGCTGGGTGGAGGGCTTCCTCAGCTGTGAGGCCAATTCCAGCGATGCGTGCTAGTTGCTGCGCATAGTCCCGGCACAGAAGTTCTTGGTGTTGGAACTCCTGTCCTTCGGTGCGACACTTTTCTGCGGCGCTCCAGTAGTGGCGAGCGAGTGTGCTGACCGCATGCTCCAACTCCAGCACGCGGCGGGCCAGGGCGTCGTGGGCGGACAATACGTCACGCCCCTCCTGTTCCAGCAGCACCACGGGGTGATTCAGCGCCCATAGCCTCGCCCACGATTCCCGAATCTCCTCCACCCGCGTGTCGTCGCTGGGCGGCTTGTCGAGAGCAATCGCCTCCTCCACCAAGTCATTGAAGCGCGTTAGGGCCTCGCTGGGAGAGGGGCTGGCATGGGCTTGCTTGCCTTCCCACTGATAGCCCCCGTCTCCGACCTCGACGTGCAACTCAGGGGCTTGCTGCGGTGTCCATGCTGGGATCATGTGGTGCCCGGCTCCTTCGCACGATTCTCCGGCTACCTTGTCGCACGTCCAGCAATATGCGCCTCTAACATACCCAGCAGGCGGCTCTTGCTGAGGGGGCTGGCGGCGGTCTGTCTGCCCAGCCATAGTCACTCCTGGGTGCGTCCATTCGCGTGTTCCATCTGGGTTGGTGAACAGCAACTCGCGCTTGCCTTCCCTCCGCCTCTCCTTCCCGTCCCAGGCCAGCCCGTGGTTGCAGGGGGAGCCGTCGGTGTGGTGGGGTGTGCCTAGCTCATATTGAAGATGCCCGCCATTGTACCCGCAGAACCGGCCTAGGCGGATACGCTGCGAGCACAACTCCAGGTCAGCCTTGCAGCGTTGGGTGGTCATAGCTTCGCTCCGGGTAGGCGGGAGAGGGCGCAGCCCTGTAGATGGTTGCGGACTTCCGACACATGAACACAGCACAAGCGGCAGTACCTTGCTGTGCGGTCCTTGCCATCCTGGATCATGTGAACTTGGGGGTCGAGGGCTTGATTCTTGAGCGCCTCCGCATTCTCCACGGTCCCGAACAGGTCGCGGTAGCGGAGGAGTTCGGCAGCAATTCTAGTTTGGTCCTCTTGCGAGACATGCACCCACCCTATGGACTCATTGGGCCGTTCTGCAATCTCGCGTAGAGTGTCTAGGTCTGTCTGCTTCATCCCCGATCCTCCGCGCTGAGAGCCTCCATCACCGCGTCGTAGAGCGCATCGCTCTCCTGGATGGCAAACAGCGTCTCCTCGTCCAGCGGGCCGTCGCCTTCTGCGTGGACAATTTCCAGTTCCGGGTCCTCGCCGGGGTGGGCCTTGTCGTTGGGGTAGTAGACGGGAGGGCAGCCCGGAGTGACCTCTACGGTCAGGGAGTAGAAAGAATCCCCCCACGGGAGTTCTATGTGGGCGGTTCGCTTAGGCATCTTGAGCCTCCGCGTTGGAGCCGTGCTTGCGCCGATCCTCCCACTGAATCGCAGCCACGGCGAGGGCGGCGACCTTGACCATCGACCGGCGGAAAACATGAGGATTGAAGGGCCACATCACGGCGCGGCCTGCGTAGCGCACGATATACGCAATCCAGTCATGTGAATTGTGAGTGTCGTCGTGTTGCGGGCCACCCCACTTACGATCTTGGTAAGCGCGCTCGATCCGCACTTCTTCTAGTGCGGCTTCGATATCGCCGGGCTTGTCAGTCACGATTGGCATCTGAATCCTCCGCGCTGGGGTTGAGGGCTGCACGCGCAACCTCTTGCGCTTCTTCCGCATAGATCAGCCGTGCCTCTGGCTCTGCGCAGCGGCACTTTTCCTGGCAGCCGCATTGTGGATTGGCGATGCGCTCCAGCGCCTCCCTCAACCTCATGATCTCCTTGGCGGCTGCGGGGGCGAAGGTGCGGGCGGTGGCGATGAATGGAGCATCGGCAGCGGCTCGCTCGTCGTATGTCTTCTTCTTGGTTTCCGAGTTGTAGCTGATCCACCCGGATAAACCGATGATAAGCGCCTCCCCTCGGGGGCGTACCACGGCGTGACGCTCCCCGACAAACATCGGGTACTTCGCATCATGCTCCCACGGCCCCGGCGTAGCCTTCTCCGCCAGTGCCAGCATTTCCTTGCAGCGCTGCTCGTCGGTTGGGTTCACGGCTTCCTCCGCTTGAGCTTCTTGGCTTGTTTTCGGTGTGTGTACTGAAGCGCCAGCCAGTTCATGGAAACCCAGCGCTTGCCGAGACGCCGCGCGGCGATGGATTTGGTTTTCATAGGTGCCTCAGCCTCGCGTAGTTGACGTCAAGCTCGTACCCGGTGGGCCGGTCCGCCCACTTCATGCACTGGCCTCGGTTCCACATCCAGGCGCTGGCGTAGTTGTCCCAGCGGGAGAAACCCAACGCGGCGCAACGCTCCTGCTTCCAGGCCATGACGCGCCGTGCGCAGTCTCGGGCCAACTCCCCATCCCACTGCTCGGCCCAGCCGTCGATGCAGCCCGCCTTGTGCGCGGTGCTTGGCTTAATCTGGTAGCAGGTGCGCTCACCGTCCCCACCCTCCCTGCGATCCGTACACCGGCTGCTTTCCACGTCGCGGATGCCCAGGAGCACCGGCTCCACGCGCGTGAAGGTGCGGTCCAGCGCCCAATGCCGCTCCGGGGCATAGCACGCGGTGCACCAGGCGACCAGCAGGGCGGCCAGCGCCATGGCGCGCACTAGATGAACTCCGGCTCGTCCTCGGTTTCCTGTGGCGCCTCCAACACCAGCGCGTCCGTCTCCTCCACCCGCTCCGGCGTCACGTCGATGATGTCATCGTAGCGGTAGGCGTCGTAGTCGCCCGCGATGAGCTTCGCCAGGAAATACTCGCGGTGCTCAGCGAACTCGGTGATGATGCGGGCGCGGCGGGCTGCTTCCACGCCAACCTCCTGCACTACGATGTCGATCCGCTTGCGGAAATCCACCTCGCTCGGGTCCTGCTCCCGCAGGTGAAGCTCCTGCATCCGTGGCAGCCCGAAACGGTCCATCACCGTCTCCGCCGCGCGCTCGGCCACCGTCGCCATCGCCGGGCTGGCAAGGACATGCGGCTCCTCGCGCTCCTCGGACACACCGTTCTTCATGTGCCGCGTTACCGTGACGGTCTTTCCGGGCTGGTAGGCCTCCATGATGTGGACCAGCGTGGCGTGCGCCAGCGGCAGCGACGCCTTGCCGATGTGAGGCATCGCCTCGGCGATCTCGTCGGCGAAGCGGTATTTCAGCCTGCGCCCGATGTCGGCGGCCTTATCCGGCGGATATCCGGCGTCGATGGCCGCACGCTTGTGGTCTCCGATCTCCAGGAACCGGTAATACCAGTACACCTCCTTGCGGTCGCGCTCGCGGCCCGAGGGGTGGATTTGTACCTTGCCTTGTAGCGAGCCCGGCAGGGACAGGGCGATTTCAGGAGTGGAGGGCATGGCTACGAGATGAGCTTGGCGTACATGAGGAGCAGAACAATCCCTGTGGCGAAAACGCCCCATATGCGAGGTTCGGCTATTGCCCCTAGTGCCATGAATAGCAGGACCGCCATCTGAGGCCACGTCAGTGCTTCGACGAAGCTCACGTTACCACCAGTGCGCAAGCCCCGCCAAGGCGGCGGCGAGCGCGGTGCAGAGGTAGTGCCACAGGGCCAGGTCGTCGGAGACGGCGCGGCGCCAGTCTCCGTCCTGGCGCATCTCGCGGATGATCAGCATCAGCGACGTGAGGCCGATGGCCGCGAACCACAGCGCGGCGAGGTAGAGGATGAGGGTCATGGCTTCTTGCTCCGCATGAAGGCAACACAGTGCTCTGCGAACTCGCGGTCAAGAACAGTGCCGATGATTACTCCGTTCTTGAGCACCGCCCACTTGTCTCCGTCCTTGCAGACCTCCCAGGTGTCGCTGTGGAGCCCGGCGGCGCGGAGGTGGGCTTCCAGCGCCCTCGACTCGTCAGTGCCACACCCACGCGCATGTATCTCGCCGAGCACTTCGGGCACCCGCTCCAGGGCGGTGAGAAGTGCGACCAGTGTAATTGAATGTCCGCAGGACCGCGCGCTCCTCGCCGCGATCACAGCCTCTTTCAGGTCCATGTCAGTCTCCTTGTTCACGGCGGCGCTTCTCGGCCAGCATGGCTTCGGCGGCGTCGTAGCAGTAGATGGCGCGAGCTTTCTCCATCTCCGGAGAGCCCCAGTGCATGGGTATTTCCCGCGCGGCGGCTTCTGCGTAGCGGGCTGCAAACCAGTCCAGGAGGGTCATGCCTGGGTGGGGCGGCCAGATGATTGTGCCGTCCATGCCCTTGTCGGATGGAAACGCAGGCCCGCCGTCGTCGTGCTTTGGCATGTCAGTCCTCGCTTGGGGGTGGCGGCAGGGGTTGCCAGTGGGTGGGCTCGCAGCGCTCATTGTACGCTTCACATTCCGCGCACCACTCATAGAACACGCGGTCCGCAGTCTCCAGACGCGCAACGGAAGCGGGCGGGTCTGCTCCCGGCGGCGCGGGGATAAGCACGGCCACGCCAATCTCCGGCAGCCTCTCCCCGACCGGAATCCAGCGGCGGCCCATGTGCCGGTCGATGATGGTGGCGAACTTGCTTGGGTCTCGGTATGTTACGTAGTTGCCCAAACGGTACTTTACGCCATCTATTTCGAGAGTCCCGTCTTCAATTATGTCGACGCATTCCTCCGCAGCCGCCCACGCATCTTTGCTAGGCATCGACCACCTCCGCAAGCAGTGCGTCCATGGCCGCAAACTGCGCGACCTGTCGCGTGAACAGCCTGATGCCCTCGTCGGCCCCCAGCATCGCCCAACGCCAAGCGGCGTGCGCCATCGCGTCGGCCAGGTCCAGGCGGGCCTGGAGCCCCTCGCGCGTCGTCAGAAACCACGGCTTAGGCATCGTCGCCCCCCTTGCGCATCCTAGCGTAGCGGGCCTCCGCCTTCTCGGCCAGGTACGCAGACGGCGTCTTGCCCGCGCGCAGCGCCTCCTCTCGGATCTGCTGGCGTACCTCGGGGTAGGTCACAAAGCTCACCGTGGCGGTGCGCTTGGGTTTCTCAGGCATAATGCTCTCCCTTGACAAGCGCAATGACGCGGCGGGCGCGCTCCATCCGGTCCCCAGCCTTCACTCGCCAGGACACCTGGCCAAGCTGGACGCCATTGGAGAGGTTGTCGAGCCCCGCGCTGTCGATGATCGAGACGAGCCCCTCCAGCGCAAAGAGCAGGTCCTCGTTCTCCTTGGCTATTTTCGCGTTCAGCCGGACCCGGAGGGAGGTGGTCGCGGTGCGCTTGGGGGTGTCGTCGGGGTTAGGCATCGGTGGTCTCCTTAGCCAGTTCACGCTCACAAATCTTGCAGCGGCGGTGATCCGGCGCGGCCTCCACGAGCACCTCGACGACGAGCCCGTGCGGCAGTCGCGCAAACCGGGGATCATCACCGTACAGGCTCCCGACGATGTAGTGCGCCGCAGCCGATGGGGTCGCCTTGGCGACGTACCACCCAGAGTACCGACCTCCTGGATATGCAACGGGCATGGCTAGGCTCCCGCGTGCAGCAAGCGGAACTCGCGCAGCGTCTCGTACGGCGCCAGCAGGCGCGCGTCACGGACGACCTCCTCGTGGTGCGGCGCGCACAGCCGCAGGGACGAATCCGGGCAGTCAGCCCATACCGGCGTCAGCGGCATCGCGAACTGGTACACGCGAGTGCATCCGCGCACGTCACATCGGAAATCAGGCATGGCTGGTTACCTCTCCTCGATCTCGCAAATCTGGGCGCGCAGAGCGTCCGCCGCGCGGATCACACTGGTAGGGCACCCCGGCACCGCCGCGACGACGGACAGAAGCTGCTTGGCGGCATCGACCAGGGAGTAGGTGCCTGGGTGGTGCACCTGGCACGGCGCCCCGTCGATACGCCTTGTGTGTCGCGGCTCGGCGCCGACCACTGTTACCCACTCGCATGTGCAGCGCATGGCTACTCGCCCCCCACATGCTTGGTGGGCTTTCCGTCGGGGTGGCGCGAGACCGAGGCGACCCACTCCTTCCCGTCGTACACGCCAGGGAAGTACACATAGTGCGTCGTCCACACGGTGAAGGCGCAGCCCTCGCTGGAGCCGTATCCGTTGTGGAACTCGTCGTCGAGCCAGCCGGTCGCAAGTTCGGGCGCGGCGGCGACCACGTCGTCGAGGGTCTCATCATGCCACTCCATCTCCTCCGTTATCAATTCGCGCCAGGTTGCCATGTCGTTCTCCTTGGTTGATGTGCCCCCACCTTATAGCCTCTGCGTTGGGTGTGTCAAGTTTTTCCTTGAGGGGTCCTGGTGTGAGGATGGGACATCATACGCACCGCCAACCCGCGTTTTTGGGGGCCGGGGTCGCTCGCCAGCCACACGGCCTGGGGCGCCGCATTTCCGCGATTGCTGCGGTAATGTATGTTATCGTCAGCTATCGGTGACGCGGAAGCGGGGATTCCCGTTTCGATGCGCATGGTGGCGGGGGTGCGAAGTGGTCGATCGAGCGCGCCAAACGTGTCCACTGTGTCAAATCCACCCCAATTGAGACAGTCTCATTGTCACCACTGTCACCACTGTCACCACTGATTTCCTATATATTGCTACGCGCGCTCCACGTGCTCTACCCCCCCCCTACACTCCAACCACAACATTTAGTAGGAGGAATATAGTGGTGACAGTGGTGACACGCCCGGATTTGGCGGCTTCACGTGTCACCACCTAGTGGTGACAGCGCCAGCTTGCACCACCTATATGTGGTGACATTACGAGAATTTGCCGCCTTGCAGGTGGTCCAACTCAAGGTCTTTGTCTGCCACGTAGGCCCAGAATCTGTCACCACCTTTTCGAAATTGCTTGCGGTGCCAGCCCACCGGGCCGAGCATGATTCTGCCCACACGCATCGTGTCGGCTTGGGTGCGGCGCTCCATTGGCACCTTGAGCATGTCGAGCACATCGTCTGCGGTGGTGTACATCCTGCCACGTAGGAATGCCCAGATCGCAGCCTCCCACGGATCGGACTGGCGTCGGCTCTCCTGCCAGGCGATGACGTCGCCGATGTTGTCTGCCGCGGGCTCTACCCACCACGTGGCGCCGCTGTCGAAGTAACGGTGTGCTTCGGCTACCAGTTGGTCTCGGTCGCGGGCCAAGTCATCTAAGCGGATGCGCCCGCAGGGCATGGGCCACCACCTGCGGTTGCCGGTCGTGTCCTTGAGGTACTGGCGCTCATTGGTGGAGCCTGCAAATACGGTCCTGCGGGGAGCCTCCCTGACGTGGCGCCCGTAGGGTGGGCGGTAGTGGTCCACGCGGCGGGTGATGAATGCCTTGACCTTCTCTAGCTCAATGCGCTTGGCGTTGACGGCCTCAAGCTCGGCGATCTCCATGCACCACGTGCCGACCAGGGCCAGCGGTGCGTCCTTGTGATCCAGGGAGGGTAGGGAATCGGAAAACCAGCCCGCGTCATGAGGATCAAACAGCACCCGCAGCGCCGATGACTTGAGCGTCCCCTGCGGGCCTTCCAATACCAGCACGTGGTCCACCTGGCACCCTGGTCGTATGGCGCGCGCCACGGCGGATATCATCCAGAGTTTGGCAAGCTCTCCGCTCAAGCTGTCCGGGTCGGCGCCAAAATAGCGTGCCAGCCCGGCAAGGCGGGGCTTGCCGTCCCATTGCAGGGCCTGGACGTGATCTATCAGGGCATCGTGCGGATACCGATGGGCAACGGTGGTCGCGGCGTTCGACGCCATGTCGATGCCAACGAGTACGTCGTGGTGCTGTAGCCATTCCGCCAGGCGCGCATCGTCGTAGTCTGTCCATCGCTGGCCCCGCGTGGTGCCCCACGGCGTGCCCCGCTGGATCAGCAATCGCTCTGTGAACGTGTCCCACGAGACCATGCCTTGCAGCGCGGGTGCGGCCTGTACGGCATAGATAGCGTTCGCCAGGATCGCCCTAGGCCCCTTGTCCCCGCAAAGCAACCCCTCGGGCCAGGGCGGCACCTGATCCGGGCTTGTGGCGTGCGCTGGCGCTGTGTATGTGGCGCTTTCGCCAGCTTGCGCTGGTGTCCATTCGGGTGTGGCCTTGATGGCCGTGGTGATATCGCCTCGCTTGGCGCCTGCGGTGATCCAGTCGGCGGCATCCTTGTGCGGGTGCGGAGGCTCCAGGACGTACACGGCAGAGGCGATGCCGTGCAGCGCCGCGGCTACCTGTTGCGCGTGCTTCCGGCCCGGCGCGTCTCGGTCGGCGATGATGGCAACGCGCTTGCCCCGCAGAAACTCGTTGTACTCGCGCCGCCATTTTCCCGCGCCGCCGACGTTGCACGTCGCGGGAAGGCCAAGCTCGCGGATGGCCTCAACGTCTTTCTCGCCCTCGACGATGACGGCCTGATTGGCCTTGACTAGATCGGGCAGGCGGTACAGCACACGGCGCACGCCTTTGAGGCTCCATTCCTTCCCGTCCTTGTGCGCGGGATTCGGGCGCCACTGGCGGAACGTCTTAGGCTCAAAGCGGGCCACGGTGAAAAGGTGGCGGCCCTCCTCATCGTGGTACGGGTACTCGGCAACGATCTGGGATTTGCGTTGGGCGGTGCCGTTGAGACGCGCGAGGATCGGCTTGAGCGCCGTTGTTACCTGCGCCTGGTCACAGCCCGCACGGCAGACCCAAAGCGTCTTGCCGTCCTTGTCCGTAATGCACAGACTCGCGTGCTGGTCATCGTGGCAGGGGCATGGGACGTAAAGCCCGTCTGCGCGCTGTTCAGGGTCCGGCGTGATGGCACGGGCTAGCTGCTCCGCTGGCGTCATCGCAAAGCCTCATGTTGCCAGTGCTTGCGGTCGCAATAGTCGCGCACTCGATGCGGCGCCCATCCGACCATATAGCGCAGTATTGGCGCCGCTCGTGTTACCACGTTGCGCCCGTCGTCTAGGCGCGAAACGACGGCGCCCGCGCAGAAGTGTGGCGCCGTGATCCGGAATACGCCAAGCTCCGTCATCCGTTCCGCCTGCAAAAGAGGGCGCCGCCGCGCAGCCGGTTGGGAGCCGTGCGCAGGGAGGGTGCGCAGCCGCGCGGCGGAGCCTTTCTCTATGATCTGATTGCCCGGCTCCCGCCGCGACACTACGCCGGCCTCGGGCGCCGTGTCAATCCACGTCGAGTGGCACGCCCTGTGCATGTGCTGGCGGAGCATGAAAAAAGTTGTTGACAAATGGAATACGCGGGCGCAGGATAGTGTTGACAGAGTAGTTACCGACCACGCTCTACAGGGAGCCGAGACCATGAAACTTCATCTTACCTGCAAGGCTTGCGGCGACTGGATAGAAGACGACCGTCCAGCCGAAGCAACGGAATGCCGTCCTTGCTCCGCTACGCGCAAGGATCACAATGCACGGCAAGCGGCCAAGCGGCGGCGGAAGCACAAGCGGCCAGCCTAACCCAAGCTCAACAGAGAGCCCGCCACCAAACGCTCTACAGGGAGCAGATCATGAAAGCGAAAATCACGCATTACCGAGTTATGGTCAACTCAGCAGCGGCTTGCGGCGCGCACAAAATGTCGCGACAGACACCCTACACGGAGCGTGTCACCTGTTCCGTCTGCCAGGAATGGATTCTGCGCCCAAATGCTCCGGTAACGGCGGAAGGTCAAGAGCGCCTGCGGCAAGCAATGCGCTAACCCCAGCGGGCACCCCGCCCGCTTCATTCTCTATCCGGGAGACACAGATCATGAAAACGATTCGCACGGAATGGCACTTCACCACGGAACAGATCAAGGCCCAAGTGGAAGCCGCGACGGGACGCCGCGTCTCTCACGTGTTTCGCGCTAGCGGGCTCTACGCTTCCATCACGTTCGCCGACGGTGGCAAGGCCACGGCTTATGACGGCCAACCCCTCCGGCTCCAATAGTCCCTCGCAGTTCATTCTCTATCCGGGAGAATCCCATGTTCGACTCCACGATTACCCTCAACGGCCTGGCCTACCGCCTGACGGTGGTGGACCTCGTTTTCTGCTACCAACTCGTGCGGAGCTAGAGACAATGGGACGCAAGCGCACTGTGCCCAAGGCCGCAACCTACGGGAACGCAATCCGCTGGCTTGCCGACAATGGCCAGTATGAAATCACGGAAGATGGCAACACCGGACAGACGGACGGGCTTGTGACCACGCTTCTAGTCGCCGACCTGTTTGGCGCCGATCCGCGAAGCGTGGCGATTGATGTTGTCCGCACGTCTCGTGGTGCCGGGCCATTCGCATAACCCGCTAGCCCCCAGCACGGCGCCCTGAGCGAATCGGGGCGCTACTGGTGGGAATCAGCCCGCCGATGGAAACTCTAGATGGGAGTCAGACATGAGAGCATACCACACTGCAAACGCAATTCTCGACGATTGCGGTTCAGTATTCGGGCCGTGTCAATCTGGGCCTGTCCCGCTGGCGGCGTCTCCCCGCATTCGCCAAGAGGCATCGTGCCCTGATGTGCCATTGCTTCGCGAAAAGCTCAAGGCTAGCGGATGGAAGCGTATCGGTCTTTCCGCCGGGAAAGCGGAGCGATACGTGCAAGGCAAGTTTGACGTTGTGATTGAGCCTTGGGGAACCGTCTACCTGTTCTAACTCCCAGCGCGTGGCGCCTGTCTTGTGACGGGCGCCCGGTGGTGGGCGTTAGCCTATCCCTCCCGGCGGGCTGCCGGGCTCTATGATTGGAGCGTGAGACCATGAACAAGCGCGAACGCGAACAGTACCATTTCGAATTGGGCCGCTTTGAACGGTACGCCAAGGATTCCCGCCTGTCTCGGCAGATCATGGCGGATTTCGACTCGCTGCGGCGCATCGGCAAGGCGATCAACCTGCATAACGAGCGGGAATGTAGCGTGGAAGGGTACGACGTGGACGCCGGTGAACGGCGCATCGAGACCAAACTCAAGCGGGCCGCCGCAATCCTGCGGAATGGGTACAACGGCCTTGCGCTGGCAACGCAGGGAGACCCGCGCGGCTGCGGCCTGACGGTCTACGTGGACGACGGCCAGCCTTACGAGTGGGGCCGTCAGTCTGTGGTGATGTCTGAGTAACCCCCAGCGCGTAAGGGCATCGGGCGACCGGTGCCCCTCGCGGTGCGGGTTAACGCACCTTGCAGGTAACTCTAGATGGGAGTGAGATCATGGGTAAGCATACACAAGCGGTGCGCGGAGACGGCTTTGACCATGACGCGGGCGGATTCTCCCATATATGGATAGGGAGTAAGAAATATCCTGCCCACATCATCGCAGCGGCGCCGGATATGCTGGAGGCGCTGAAAGATGCGGCCTATGGCATCCGCTACTGCTACGAGCACGGCATCGAGGAGGGCATGGACTGGCGGAAGTACGTTGCTGCGATGGACGCCGCAATCGCCAAGGCGGAGGGCAAATAGCAGCGCACTCAACGCTGATTGGATGCACAGCACGGGCCGGGCCGATCCCGGAGGCTCTAGGATGGGGGCGAATATGCCTACTCAAGAACACGTTCTATACGTCAATCGCTTCGGCTACAAAGAACGCCCGCACTATGGGGTGTCCCTGCGCCAGCGGGATACGGGGCGATACATGAGCTTTGCCAGTGCGCTGAGCCTGGACGCTGCCGTGGCCCATGAGGACCTAAAGCGGATCGTCGCAGGGATTCAATGTCCCCGCTGCGGGTACTGGAAAGACCATCCGGTCGGGTGCGGGGACCTGTACTGCCCATTCGGATTGTAGCCTAGCAGCGCCGCACCTAAGCTCCATCGGCAACGGTGGGGCTTGAGGGCTGCACTGTGTAGCTCGCGCCTGAAAGACCGGCCGCCATAAACTCCTGTGTTATCAGGGCGGTAACGGTAATTTTAGGCCAAAGACCGGCACCCCCCATTCGGGTGCTCGCGCCGTGGTGAACGCGGCGCCGTGCATTACTCTATCTAGGGGCCTGGTATGATCCGCCACCTAAAGCAGGGCGTCCCCTGCACCCTGCCAGACGGCACGCGCCTTACGCTGCTGGGCAAGGCCAAGGGCCACGGGGACCGGCAGACCGTGCGTGTGGAGAGCCCGCCAAATACGCGGGATGCTCAGGACGTGCACCGGAGCGAACCCACCAAATAGGCGCACTACTCAACCGGCGGGCCGGAGGTAATCACCGACTCGCTCTAACGGGAGGACCCCATGACACGGAAGCTAATCATCGCCCCAACGCGCCGCATCGCCGTGGAATACCAGGAGCGGCACGAGGAGTGGCGCGACGCCTACATCGCCACAACCCCGCATAAACTACGGGGCGTGAGCAGCGACATCGAGATATGCTATCTCGGCGTCCCTCCTGGCCGCGTGGGATGGGAAATGGGCCGGATGTACGACCTGCTGATGCTCAAACGCCGTGCGTAATCGCCGACTCAGCGTCCTCGACGGACCGGACGACTGCCGCGATGCCCCCGGCCTCCCGCACCGCCCGCAGCCACGCATCCTGCTCGGGCGTGGTGCGCCCGGATCCCTGTTTCAGCTCCAGGCTGGTGAACACCGCCACGCGGCGGCCCACCATGGATGGCGTGACCTCGATGGTCGTCCACCCGATCAGGTCGGACGAGCCGGGGTGCAGGCCGTAGACGACGGTGTGGCCCGACGGGTACTTGGCAACGCCCACGTTGTTGCGGAACACCCTCGCACTCAACCGGCTGGCGGCCTGGCGGATGCGATTCAGGAGGGTGGTTTCGCTAGCCATGTTGGTCAAGCATAAGGCGGGGTCCCCGCTCAAATCCCCGGAGGCATGAGGCATCAGCGGCCTACTCCCGTTACCTAGGCCGGTTTCGACTTGAGCCCTGCTGCGGGCCAGTGCCCGGTGCAGCCACGGCGGGTATCCCGGCTCTCCGACATCCCCCGCCTTACGCTTGAATCTTCGGCAGCCACTCACCCCTCATGCCGACGATCTTGGCCTGCGGGAGCTTCCGCCGCAGCCAGCGGCGGGCCTTAACGATGGAGTCGTGCTGCGCTGTCTCCACGATGCTAACGCGACTCTCGTATCGCTCCGTCGCCGGGTTCCACAGCGTCCATCCCGCCACGGTACTGAATTGGCCGACGCCGTGAACGTACGCAGTCAGGTGCCCGCGATGCCCTGGCCGCTTGGCCGTCGGCTCGGGGACGATGGTGGTCTGTTCCGTGTTCACGCGCTCCTCCTCTGCCTCGCCCGCCAGACGTGATGCGCCCAGCCGGGCTGGTATCCGCGCTCCTTACCGAGCGCAATCAGGTCCTCCAGGGTTTGCGCGCGGCCTACCTGCTGCCGGGCCTGCCGCCGCATGAACTCGCGCTGCTCCGGCGTGATCTCCGCCAGATCTCCATCCGCCTGCTCGATCTCGCGCACCTTGGGCTGGTACTCCTCCCCGCAGTATGGGCACACCCGCATGATGGGCCGGAACGCCGCGAAGCATCCCGCGCACGTCCTCACCGTCTCTACGGGGTCCTTGACCTTGCCCGCAGGCAGCCCGTCCAGGCTCCATTCTCGCTCGTCGTCCGGGAAGCCGTGCCGCGCCACGTTGCCGACGTGATCCAGGATCAGCGCATAGTCCTTGCCCGGCGCTGGCCGCAGCACCCGCCCGACCTGCTGGAGACACAGCCCAAGGCTTTGTGTGGGCCTCAGCAGGATCGCCGCCGCCACGATGGGGATGTCCGTGCCCTCGGAGACGATCTCACAGGACGTGAGGACGTTCAATTCCCCGCGGCCGAGGGCTTCGATGCGTGCTCGGCGGACCTGCGGAGAGAGCGTGCCGTCGATGGACTCGGCGCGGTATCCGTGCGCACGGAACTGCTCGGCGGTGTGCTCGGCGTGCTTAACGGAGGCGCAGAATGCAATTGCGGGTTGGCCGTCGCAGAGGCGCCGGTAGTGCTGAACCGAGTCCCCGATGATGCGTGGCTTGTCAACACGCGCTGCGAGTTCGCCTTTCGCATAGTCTCCTCCCTGCTTGCGGATGCCCGTCAGGTCCAGCGTGGAGGGCGGCGCGTACACCCGGTAGTCGGACAGGTAGCCCCGCTGGATCAGGTCGCCCACCGTCGGCCCTGTCACCAGATGGTCGAATACCTCGCGCAGCCCGCGCCCGTCCAGGCGCAATGGGGTGGCCGTCACCCCCAGCAGCCGCGCCTCGGGGCAGGCGTCGATGATCTTGCGCCAGGTGCCCGCTGTGGCGTGGTGTGCCTCGTCCAGCACCAGTAGGCGTAGGCGCCGGAACTGAGGTTGGCCGATGCGCCGCACGAGGGTCTGCGCGGAGCACACCAGCACGTTGTGCATGGGGCTGGCGTGGCGCCCGGCGGCCACGATCCCGTGATCCAGGCCCAGGCTGTGCAGAGCGCGCGAGCACTGATCCAGAAGCTCTTGGCGATGCACGATGACCGCCGTGGGCACGCTGCGGGCCGCCGCACCCTCGACGACGTGCGAGAACAGGACGGTCTTGCCGGAGCCCGTCGGCGCCTGGTAGAGCACGGCCTTGTGCCCCTGGCGGTACGCGGCGCGCAGGCGGTCGAGGTCGGCTTGCTGGTAGTCGCGGAGGGGGAGCATGGTCAGGCAGAGCGACGAGCTTGCTTCGGGTCCACGGCCAGAATCTTGTTGAGCGCGGAGACGCGCGGGGAGCGGCCCTTGACCGTCCAGTGCCACCAGTTGGTCGGGTCCACGCCCGCCAGCCCGCACAGCACGCGGGGCGGGACGCCGCACTTCTTGGCGTGCTTCTCGATCAGGGCGATGGCGTCGATCTGCATGGTGGCTTGAAGAAAGTTGTTGACAAGAGGTAATCGTCTCTGGCATTGATAGTTTCAGAGATTCAGCACCCTGTCAAGAGGGAGAGCGATGAGCCCCGCCCACCCAAGCCTCAAGGAGATCATGCTCGCCGAGGGCATCATGCGGCGCATGGCCAACGCGGAGAAGATGATTGGGTCCGAGGACGCCTACGCCTACGGAGATGCGACGTTTCGGCTCAAGCACTTCCTGCTCCGGCACGTCCCCGAGATCGAGCAGGCGTTCCAGAGCGGGGAAATGACGGGTAAGCCGGAGAATATACACTGATGACCCAGCCCTGGGAACTCCACGCCAAGGAGGACATCGGCCTCGTCGCCGCCGTGATCCGGCAGGCCGTCGAAGTCTCCGGCGGGCAGGGGTTGTTCCGCCTGGGCGCGACGCTCAACCTGGAGCGAGAGGCCCGCGAGTTCCTGTTCTCCGACTGCTTCGACGCTTGGGTGGAGGCCGCTGGCTGCGACCCTGAGATCATCCGCGCCGAGATCATGCGGCGCTGCCCATGGGTGAGGCCGCCATGCTGATTATCACGAGACACATTGGCGAGTCCATCTGGGTCGGCGAGAACATACAGATTCACGTCCTGAACGTAAAGGGCCGCATCGCCCGTCTAGGCCTGACGCTCCCCAAAGACATCGGCGTCTACCGATCCCTCGAACATTGGGCTGCCGCCATGGAGCAGAAACGCAAGGAGATGCCGCGATGACCCTCTCCGCCCGCTGCTCCATGCTTCCCGGATGGGGGGACTGCGCCAGGCGCGCGGCGGCCAAGCAGTGGCCGGGCCTCGTCACGGGCGCAGGGTTCGAGTTGCGCGAGACACTGCCCTCGGTCGGCGCGGCCATCGGCACAGCGGTCCACAAGATCGTCGAGGGCGCGACGCTGGGCAAGGACGGCACGGGCGCAGCCGTGGATGCCTTCAATGAGCAGATCGCCAAGGGCTGCGAGTGGGACGACCGCACCAAGAACGCCATCACGGGCGAGGCGCAGATCAAGTCGCTGGCGAAAGCGATGGCGCCGCACCTGACCGACCTCAAGCCGGTGCTGTTGGAGCAGAAGTTGACCGCCGGACTGCGCAACGGGTGGAAACTCACCGGGCACCCCGACATCTACGAGGAGACGCGGCGCCTGACCGACTACAAGACCGGCAAGCCGTGGGCGTACAAGTCCCAGATGGGCGCGTACACGCTGCTGCTGGAGGCGCACGAGTTCACCGTGGAGGAGGCTCGGGTGCTGTTTGTGCCCCGCGTCGGTCCGCGCACCCCGCAGCCGCCGCCGTCAGTGAAGGCGTGGAAAGGCATCGAGTTGCGCTGGATGAAGGCCGCCGCCTATGAGACGCTGGGGCGCATGACGATCCAGGTGGAGCAGTTCGAGGAGTCCAGCGACCCGCTGGTGATCCCGGCGAACCCCATGTCCATGATGTGCGGGCCGAAGTACTGCCCGGCGTGGGGCACGGAGTTTTGCCGCGAGCATGAGAGTGAACCTGAGGAGCCCAAGACATGACCGACACCAACCTACCCGCCGTGCCAGAGCAGCCCGACAACGCCCCGGTGATGGCGTTCTCGTCCATCGCCAGCTTCGAGAAGGCGCAGCGCATGGCGAGGGCCCTGTCGTCCAGCGACCTCGTGCCGCAGATGTACAAGGGCGACAAGGGCCTCGCCAACTGCCTGATCGCCATGGAGGTCGCCGCACGCACGGGCTCCTCGATTCTATCCGTGGTTCAGAACCTCAACATCATCCAGGGCAAGCCGTCCTGGGGTTCCAGCTACGTCATCGGCGCGCTGAACTCCTGCGGGCGCTTCACGGCGATCAACCTGGTGGTGGACGGGGAGGGTGACGCGCGGGGCTGCACGGCCACGTCGGTCATCAAGGACACTGGGGAGCGCGTCGAAGGCCCCCGCGTGTCGATCAAGATGGCGAAGGACGAGGGCTGGTACGGGCGCGCGGGGTCGAAGTGGAAAACAATGCCAGACCTCATGTTGCGCTACCGGGCGGCCGCGTTCTTCGGGCGCCTTTACGCGCCGGACATCCTAATGGGGATGCAGAGCCAGGAGGAGGCTGAGGACATCGCCCCGCCGCGCGTGGTCAACCCCACGGTGCAAGACCCGGACGACGTGAAGGATGCGGAGGCCCTGGCGGAGCGCCACACCGACGCCGCAGAGCAGAACGACAACGGCGAATCGAAGCCGACGACACGCCGTCGGCGCAAGAAGAAAGGGGCGGATGCACCCACGGACGGAGGCCAGGAGGCCGCCGCCACGGATGGCACCGCAGAGGGAGAGGGGGCCGAGCCCCCGCCGCCCCCCGTCAAGGACCCGGAGATCGTCGAGGAGGGGGATGGGAAGGTGCCATTCACCGTGGACGACGGCGATCAGGACGGGTTTTTCTAGGCGGCCCGGCGCCACCGCCAAGAAGGTTACTCGGCGCCTACCTCAATCAGAGATAAAACCTGATGAGCACACCAAAAGAACACGTCGAAAGCCTGATCCGGAAGGCCGATGAGGCGATCTCGGGAGCAGATGCGATGCACTATGCGCAGGCCGCGCAGAACGCGGCCAATGCGCTCTGTGCCTTGAAGGCCGCCGAATCGACGCCTGACGCCGAATAGTCTTACCGCTACCAGCCGACGGGCTAATATCGGCTGGGACGACCGCAAGGGACCAAGTAGCCGCGTTGAGCGACCAGCGTGGGCGAAACACCCCTGGCCGCAAGGTTAGGTCGCCGTCACCTCCTAGCTGCCCAGGCGTCGCCATTGGTCGCCTGGGTGGCACCTCAATACGTAGGAGCAATACATGCACACCATCGTCATTAGCCTGGCGGTATTTTTCTCGCTGTGGGCCGCCTGCGGATTTTTCGCTTACGGCGCCGCGAATCGCTGGTGGGAAACGGAGTTCCCCGGCCTGGCCCACAAGGGTGTTGTTTGGATGTGCGCGATAGGAGGCCCCTTTGGGCTTCTTGTGGCGTTTCTGATGGGGGATCAATTCCGGCGCGGCTTCCAATGGAGGCGATCTGCATGAACCTCACCATCCGCCACTTTAGCGGCATCGAGTCCGCAGACCTCGACTTCGACCGCATCGCCGTGGTGTGCGGCCCCAATGCGGCGGGCAAGACGACCATTGCCCGAGCCCTCGGGGCGCTGCTGACGGGCGAGCCCATCCCGATTCCGGGGCTGCGCAAGCAGGACTCCGCCATGCTCCTGCGGGGCGGTGGCGCCAAGTCTGAGATTGCCCTGGCCGACGAGGAGGGCACGTCTCGCATCGCCTACCCGGCGGCCAAGCTGTCAACCGAGGGCAGCCCTCTCAGCGCCACGCGCGTCGCCTGTGGGCTGGACAGCATCGCCACCATGGAGCCCAAGGTACGGGCGGACTACCTCGCGCGGCTGCTCGGCACGGAGCCGGACAAGGACGCCCTTGCCTCCGCCTGCGAGCCGCTGGGCCTCAAGCCGGAGCACATCGACAAGCTCTGGGAGTTGGTGTCCACGGCGGGCTGGGATGGCGCCCATGCGCAGACCAAGCAGACCGGCGTGACGCTCAAGGGCCAGTGGGAGGAGCGCACGGGCGAGCGCTACGGCTCCAACAAGGCCGAGGGGTGGCTGCCGGAGTATTGGGCGACAGACCTGGAGGCGGCCAGTGAGGATTCACTGAAAGCAGCCGTGGTGGAAGCCCAGGAGTTCGCCGAAGCCGCCGTGGCGTCAAAGGCGGTGGACGAGTCGGAGCGGGCGCGGCTAGAGGAGTCGGCCAGGCTCGTCCCGGTGCTCCAGGGCCGGGCGGAGAACGCCCGCAGGTCGATGAACAGCGTCGGTGAGGAGTTGAAGTCCGTCGCGGCTGAGACGACTGCGCGCTCCAAGCCGGTCCAGCCCTGCCCGGAATGCGGCGCCAAACTGGCGGTGGTGGACGGCCGGATCGTACACCAGCCGCAGGGCGGCGGCGACGCCCCGGAGATCAAGGAACTGGAGGCCCGCGTGGTGAATCTCCAGAAGGCGTATGAATCTCACGCCGAGGGGGTGCGGCAGCACGAGCGGGACCTGGCCGTGGCAGAGCAGGCCGCTAAGGATCTTGCTGATCTGAATGACCCGCGGGAGGCTACCTCGGCGGAGCAGGTGAATCGTACCCGCGACGAGCGGGACCGTGTGGAGCGGCGGCTGGCGGCGTTCCAGACCAAGCGCCGCGCTGACTCACTGCACGCCAGCATCACCAAGAACGTTGCTATCCAGGCGTTGCTGGCCCCGGACGGGCTGCGGCAACAGGCGCTCGGGAAGGCGCTGGCGAAGGCGAACAAGGGCCTGGCGGACTGGTCCGCTGCCGCGAAGTGGGCGTCCTGCGAGATCGCCGATGACCTCACCGTGACCTACGGCGGGCGGCACTACATGCTGTGCTCGAAGTCGGAGCAACTGCGGGCGCGCGTGCTGCTCCAGGTGGTGTGCGCGCTGGCCGACGACAGTGATGCCCTGGTTATCGACGAGGCTGACATGCTGGATCAGGGGGGCCGCAACGGGCTCCTGACGCTGCTGATGGGGGTGGACCTGCCCACCCTGGTCTGCATGACCCTGGTGGATCGCAAGGGCTTCCCGGCAAGGGAGGAGGCCGCCGCACTGGCGACGGCGCTGGCGGCGAAGAAGGTGGGCGGGGTGTGGTGGGTCGAGGATGGGAAGGCGGAGGTGCTACATGGCTAGGTACGCATCCAACACAAGTGTTTCGAGCGCCAAGAGCCGGGACGAGATCGAATCCACCCTGCGGCGCTACGGGGCCGACCAGTTCCAGTATGGCTGGGACGAGGAGCGCGGTGCTGTGGTGGCCTTTCGGGCGCATGGCCGCGCCGTGAAGTTTCTGCTTCCGATGCCGAATCCGAACGACGATGAGTTCACAAAGACGCCCAGCAAGGGCTACAAGCGCCACCCTGACGACGCCGCGAAGGTGTACGAGCAGGCGATCCGTCAACGCTGGCGTGCGCTGGCGCTGTGCATCAAGGCCAAGTTGGAGGCAGTGGAGGCGGGCATCGTCAGCTTCGACGACGAGTTCCTGGCGCACTTCCTCCTTCCGAACGGGCAGACCGTCGGCCAGCGATGGGGCGCCGAGTACCAGAAGATGGTTGAAGGCGGGCATGTGCCGAGCCTCCTTCCGGCCCCCGACTAGCCCCCTAGATTCTTCCAGTTGACGATGCCCTTATCTACCATCGCCTGCCCGCCGCAGTAGACGGACACGATGCCGCCCACCGCCAGGAACGCATTGCCATCAACCCCGCCAATCTTCGCCAGGAGCACGATGGCAGACAGCCCGGCAGCGGCCATCCAGAACTTCTTGGACTTCCAGCCCGGCTTCTCGGTTGAGGTCATGTCCGAATCTCCATCGCTGCGCCAATCAGGAAGTAGGCCATCCAGAACAGGATGATGACCACGCCCAGGTCCACCACGCCCACGGATACGAGCACCACCTTTTCCTCGGCGGTCACGTCGTCATCCCGGAACGCGGCCCGTGCCAGGTCGGTGAACTTGTTGGCAACCATGGCCGCCCCGTAGGCGCAGGCAATCACGCCGACGATGCACACCAGAAAGATGATCGTGGTCAGGCTGCTTTGCACGGCCTTGATGAGCACCACCTTCCAAGTGGCCTCCGCCACCGAGGACCCGATGTCCCCTAGGAAGTCCAGGAGCCCGGCATGCGCCTCGCTCGCGCTGCAAGCCAGGATGATGAGCGCAGCGGCGATGATTGCCAGCAAGAATCCAGCCCACACCTTGGCGGCCAGCCATTCGCGTTGCGATCCCGCCCGGTCGTACTCGCGCTGTAGCGCGGCAAAGTCCTCGTGGTTCATGCTGCCCTCCGCGTATTCGGCCCGGACACGCCGGGCTTGGTACAGCAGTCTCACCGGCAGTCAAGTTGCTGTTCTTCCGGGAGGTAGATTCGACTGATATCTTGCCAGTAACTCATGGCCCGCACCCCCATATCTTGACCGCCTGCCAGCCCGCCGTCCGCACGATCAGCGCCGCGCCGAGCAGGTAGATGCCCGCCAGTTGGGCGTGGATCACTGCCTTGAACATCGCTGTCCCGTTGCGCTGCTTCTTCTCCCTGAGCATGTAGGCCATCAGAGAGCCCAGAGCGACGATGCCGAGTATCTCGGGACGCTTCGCGGCTGCCTCGACGAGCAGTTGGAGCCATTCCATCATTCCACCCACCCCCGCCGAGGCCACACAATCGCCTCGATCTTGGTGATGCGGTTGTCCTGACGGTCCAGCCGCTTCTCCTGCGATACGGACTTTTCGGCCAGCACGGCCACGTCCCGCCCGATGGTGTATCCCCAGGCTGCCATGGCGATGGCCGTCGTCAACGCCGCCGCGACAAACTGCACCGCGAGGGTCTGGAGCAGTCGCCTGTCGAGGACCGAGCCGTTGCTTTGGCCGTTCATACGCGCCTCAGTTCGACGTGGGGATAGTCGTCGAATCCCTGATCCGTGAGTATCTCGCCGTCTCCATCCCAGTCCACTCCAAATCGAAGAACCCAACGCTCCCCGGTGTTCTGGAGGTGCGCGTCCAGGTAGCGGTCTCCGACCTCCTTGACGTGGCGCATCATCCAGGCGAACTGCGCGTACTTCGCCACGGCATCCTGGATGAAGCCTCGCGCCCCACCAGCGATAACACGACGCTCGATCTCTGTCCATGTGGGAACGACTAGCCTGCGGCCATGAACATAGGGCCACAGGTCGGCGGCGTAGGCGTAGCCATCATCCTGAACGATGTGCCAGGAGTTCATCGTGGTGCTGACACCGTTGCGCACGTTCTCGGCTTGCTGCTCCTCGGTGCGGGCGCCCTGGTCAATCCGGAAGTCCACACCGACGATGGCGGCGTTGAGGACGCCCAGCAACAGCGGGTGCAGATGCTCCATCTGCGAGATGCTATGAGCGCTGAATTGTGCCACGGGCAGCCTCCTTGGCTCGTTCCTCTGCGTAGATGCGGCGGATACGGTCGTCCTCAGATTTCTCGCGCGCGGCCTGCTCGTCGGCCATACGCTTCTGCATGGCCTTCCGCTCCGGGCTGATCCCCTCCGGCCCCAACTCGTGCTGGCTCTTGGTCTGGTCCCACTCGGCGTCAGTAGCGGGGATGAACACCGCCTCCATCTTTCCCGTGTCGGGATTGCGGCGCTTGCGCATGTGCGTGGGGCGCTTGGTCATGAAATCGGTCATGCGATCCTCTTGTCACCGTACAGGGCGGCGTCGAACGAGAGTGTAGCGCCTGATTCCATCGCTACGAGAAAGCTGGCGATGGCGGCTGTAGTGGAGATGTATCCACTAACCCATTGATCCCAGCCGCGCGAGCCCGCCGCGATGATCCCCCACATGTGGCCGACCATCGCAATGTAGCCAGTTGAGGCGTCCTGCCAATCCGCGAACCGGATGTCCGCGTGCATGACTTCGCCGGAATCCGCTCCAATAGCCTCCGTCGACCCTGTACCGCCGAAGCGAAATTCAGACCCTCCTGTATAGTCGCTCTGACCGTGGACGCTGCTATAGCGGTGGACGTGATAGCTCTGCTGGTAGTTGGCGGACAGGCCGTTCACTGTTACAAATCCCAGTCGGTCGTCTGTACCAGACTGCCAACTCCGTATGCAAAGCAGCAGGTCCTTGTAGTTGGTGGCCTCCGCGTAATCTGTCAGCGTGTAGCCGAAACTGGATTGCCCGCTTACCGTGTCCCAGCCTGCGAGGAGTAGCTCATCCGGGCGCCACAGCGGATACCCCTGCGGCCTGGCCTTGGTGGCCCCGACGCGGACCTCAGCAAAGACCGCTCGGGTCCCGATCCGTTCGATGCGCGGGCTAGTCGCCATCCCACCACGCTCCGGCGTCAAATCCCGCGCACTCGTGCGACGCCACCGTGTCCACCTTGAGCAGATGGATCAGGTTCTCCAGGGCGCTGATCTGCATGGGGGTGTACCTGCCGTCTCCGGAGCCGACGAGCAGGATGGCGACGCTGGTGGTGTCGGTCACGGCGTCCCCGCTGTGAAACCCAGCCTGCTCCACGGGGCGGGCCTCCTGAATCTTGCCGTCCCACTCGGGGTCGTAGGCGTTCCCTCCGCTGACGGCGTTGCCGTTGCAGAGCACAAAGTGGACGCCGAGCCCATTGCGCCCCACGCAGTGGTGCGGGACATCCAGCAGGTCGTCCACCGTGCCCCAGTCGCGCCCGGATGCGTGAACCAGCACCGAGCGGATGTCGCGCGTGGCGACTCCGGAGGGGTTCTTTGCGGCCATGGGCCTCCTATGCAAGCAGGTAGGCTTGCACCGAATAGGTCAGCGTCGTGCCGCCGGTATGCGTGGACACAGCCCTGATCTGCGGCGGCAGCACGTCGCTGACGCTGACGTTGGCGGTCTCGCCGATGCCTGGGTAGACGTGCAGGGCGGTGTGCCCCACGGCAGCGATGGCGCCAGTGACCGCGCCTGGGATGTCATACCACGCCTCCGCCGTCTCGTCGTAGCCTTGCAGCTGGACAGCGATAGACACGGTGTCCGGGTCGAGGGTCACGTCCACAAAGACGATGGCGCCCCTGCGGCCCTTCATTTCCACGGCATCCCCGTTGTGCGGAGACGCCGCAGTGGTGCGGGCGGCGCTGTCCAGCAGTGAGACGTGCCTTTGGGGTGGGAGTGTGCGGTCCATCGTGGCCTCCTATCGCTGTGCGGCCTGTTGATGCTTCTCCAACACCTCGCGCTGGTGTTGATCGACGAGGGCTTTCAGTTCCGGGAAATCCTCCAGCAGTTGATTCCGGGCCAGGACGCGGTGCTTGGCGATGATGCCCTGGATCATGTCCACCTTACCACCTTCCGGGCCGTCTGTGGCGGATGCGTACACGCCGCTCAGCGGGTGCGCGCCCTCGACCAGCGCGTTCAACTCATCGAACGCGCCCAGGCCCGTCACGAGGTCCTTGGTGCTGTTGCCGGAAAGCTCGACGTAGCGGTCGTAGACCCAGGGGTGGTTCTCCAGGTTGATGACCGCGCCGTTGAACGAGACCTTGCGATTCGGCTTGCCCGGGTAGTATTCGAGCCGCTGCATCTCCTTGTCGATAGAGTTCGGGTTCTCGCGGGTGGAGTAGATCGGCGACATCACGTCGTACATCCACCCGATCCCGGAGCGGTACTCGATCTCGCGGCCCCAAAAGTCGCGGACGTTCGGCAGGCCCTTGCCCCACCCTGGCGTCTTGGACTGCACCGCCTCCAGCATCCCATTGACCTCTTTCAGGTAGGGATCGCTGGCGCGCGCGACCTGGGCCACCCCGGATGGAACGAGTGATCCGGCCAGCTTCTCGACGTAGTTGGTGCCGTACCGCTCAGGATCCTGCACCGCCTCGACGACGTTGGCGAGGCCCTGCATGTAGGTCTTGTTGATGAAGATTTCCCCAAAGGACAGCGCGGCTGCCGACATCACCTCGTCGATTTCAGTGGGGTCCTCGGTTTCCCGCAGCGACCACATGGCGAACTCGCCGATGTTGGCGCCGAGCGCCAGTATCTCGCCAACCCCGCCCACGCGGGAATACTGGTAGTAGCGGTCTCCGACCTTGATGGACCACGGCTGAATCCCTTGGCGCCGCATCCCGTCGCGGCTCCTGGCGTCCGGCGCCCCACCCCCAGTCAGGTGGCCGCTGTACACCATATCCATCGCTGTCAGCATGGCCGCCGTGCCGAGCGCCATCTTGGTACGGGCCAGTTGCCCTCGGGCGCCCTCGGCGGCCAGATCGGCGCGGATGTTCTTGGAGAGCAGACCCAGCGGCGTGCGCTCCCCAAAGCTGTACTTGAGGATGTTGGTGGGCGTGCGGATGAACGGGAACACGATCCGCCCGCCGGTAACGAGATTGGCCCAGCGGGTGAACGCCTGTCCGGCTTCGCCGAGAGGCCGTGTGAACGTCTGGTACAGGGCGTTGTCCACCGCCGCCATGCGTATTTCCTTGGGCGGGTTGGCGACCAATTCGGCCACCCGGCGCTTGAGCGCGGCCCCCTCTAGGCCCTGCCCGGCGGCGCTGCGAAACGCCTGAGCGTGGAGTTCCATCCGGTAGCCCATCGTCTTGAAGAACTGATCCTCGACATTCAGGGCTAGGCCCGGCGTGCGGGCCGCCGTCCCCGTTGCGTCCGCCGCGTTACCGAGCCAGTTCTTGGGGTCGCGCATCGTTCCCGTGCGCAGACCGAAGTTCTCGCCAGTGATCGCCTTCTGCACCGGCGTATCCAGCTTGGTCATGTCCATGCCCGGCGGGCGCAGGCTCACCCCGTCATCGAGCACCGGCAGGCCGCGCACCTTGCGGGCCTTCATGCGCAGGTCCTTGGCGAGCATCCGCCAGTTGTCTTTCAGGCCCTCCATCACGCCAATCATCTGGTGCATGGCCTCGCCCACCATCACTCCGTCCGTCTCCCCCAGCGCGCGGGCCACACGCCCGGCCGCCGCTCGCTCGGCGATGGAGTTGGCGATGACGATGGAGTTGGACCCCATATTGACGGCGTGCGTCAGCGGGTTGGACAGCAGGCCGTTGATCCACGCCTCCAGGAATGCGTCGTACACCTTCGCCCCGGCACCACGCTCCGCCAGCTTGCCAAGGGCCGCGTCGTCCAGCAGGCCAGCAGCATCCGCCGCGGCAATGCGCTGTGCGAACTTGCGGGACAGCACGTCGCCCCCGTGGGCGTCCATGATGGCCGACAGCGCGCGGGCCTGCTCCTCACCGGCGCCGACGGGAATCTTCCATGACTGGAGAGCGCGGGCCGTCTCAGTGCGGGCGGCGATGACCTCTTTCTGGATGGCATGGTGCGTCGCCATCATCTTGCGGAAGTTGAACTGGTCCACCATCCCCGCGTTTGGGTCAGCGGCCTTGGCGGCCAGTTCCCGCACCTTGGCGCCGGAGGACACCCATAGCTTGCGGGCGGCCACGGCCCATTCCGCGCTCTTGGGCTCTCCCGCGTTGCGTTGGAGCAGGTCGCCCACGTCCATGCCCATCGCGTCGGCGAGTTCCTTGGTAGCGGCGTTGGTCTGCACGCCTCGCCGGGCCTCGTCGATGCCCGACTTATGTAGGTCGGCGGTGGTCTGGAGCACCGCCTTGATGTCCTCGTCCGTGTCGATGCGCGCCCAGTTGATGAACACGCCGCGCCCGCCGTCCGCTTCGATCAGTGAGCCAGCAGGCAGCGCCTCGGCTAAGTCCGCCTCCTCGCTGATAAGCCGGGCCTTCTCCGCGTCGGTGAGAGGCACCCCGCCCGCCTCCTGCTCGGCCTTCTTGAGCTTGCGGGCCACGGTGGCGACGCGGCGCCCCTTGGCGCCCCCAGTGGACAGAGCCCGCATCTCATCCGTGACCTCCACCGCCTCCATCAACGGCTTGCCGCGCGCCCCCAGGTCGTCGAATGCCTCCGCCTTGAGGGGGGCGGTGCCGTGGATGTCATCGATGGCCGCCGTCACCCCGCGCGCCGCCCGCGAGGCCCGCAGCACGCGCAGGCCGCGCATGAAGCCCTCGACCATCATGCCGGGAACGGCGCCCTGGACCACGTTCTTGATGCGCCCCACGACCTCGGGGTCCTCCTTCTTGTGGGCCAGGAACTCCGTGATGTCGTTGCGAAGCACCGGGAACGACTGCACCAATTCGGCGATGTTCTCCTCGGAGGGAGCGAACGCCGTGCCGTCGGAGATGGCCCCGGAGATCATCGAAGCCGTCCAGGTGCCCACCCCGACGGCTTTCATGGCCTTGGCCGGGCCGGCCATGCCGGTCGTGAACTGCGTGATCTTGCGGCCCATCATGCCGAGCGTGGTGGTGGGGTCCTCCACTTCCGGCAGCGCGTCCGAGGCCGCCTCCTTCACGTCTCCGGAATCGACCTTCCCGGATGTCTTGGCCTCGGTCATCCGAGCCCCGCCCGGCAGCACGGCAGCGGCGAGCATCCCGGTCACCTCGCCATCCGCCGCCGCGTCCGTCACCCACTCATAGTAGGAGGCCAGCGAGTTCAACTGCTCCTGCGTGGCGTCGCGGATGCCGCCGATGATGGACTTGACCGGCAGTTCCCGCATGAACGTGAACGCCTCCTCCGCCGTGGGCACGGGCACCCCGTGCAGCATGGACATACCACCGAGCTTGCGAGAGTCCTCGCCCGTGGTGGCGGGTCGGCCCGGACCGGTTGGTGCACCTCCTGCCGCTGTGCGGTGGAACTGCTGCTCCGTCTCCGCCTGCTGGCGCTGCCGGGCCTGCTCGATCAGGTCGGCGTACATGGAATCAGCGGCCACGCTTCACCTCCCTGAGCCTGGCGTCACGCGCCTGGACAGCCGTTTGCAGCCGTGTGAGCAGGTCCATCTGGCTCCGGAACTCCTCATCGCTGATGGCGTTGGCATCGTACTGCCCTTTCACCTCAGCGATCCGCTTGTCCACGTCGGCCTGGACGACCTTGGACGACACTGGGAGGCCGACCTGCGGGGCCAGGATAACCAGTTGCTCGCTCAGGTCCACCAAGGCGTACTTCTCCACCGTGTTGCGCGAGAACTCGTCCACCTCGGCCTGGGTGGCTGCCGGGTGCTGCGCGGCCCAATGCTCGTACTCGTTGAGGGCTTCGGCCATCAGGCGCACGTTGATGACCTTGGCGCCAGGGATGGCGCTCACGTCCAGGGAGCGGCGCACATAATCGAATCCGGCGGCGATGGGGCTCTTGAGGCCATTGGACTTGAGGAGTTCCTGGTTCTTGCTCAGGTAACTGGAGGCGGTGGCGCCGGAAATGCGCCGCGCGGCGTGGGCGTGCAGAATCTCCTGCCGGACTGCCGTGCGGTCGGCCCCCGGCGCGTAGATCGACGCCAGCAGTTGCGCGGTGGCCGCCGGGTCATCCTGTACCGTGGTGCCGTCGGATTCAGCCAATTTCACCAGTTCCTTGAAATCGGTCTTGGACAGGCTCTCCCGGTTGGCGCGCACCTGCTCCATGGTCAGCGTGCCCTCGGCGTACTTGTCCCACAGGTCCATCGCAGCCTCGTCCTCGCGGGATTTGAGCGCGGCTTTTTCACGCTTCTCCGCGGAACCGAGACCGTTGAGCGCCCCGACGATCAGGGAGCGGCGCTGGTCCCCGTCCATGTCCTTGAAGTACGCCGGCTGGCCGTCCTCGGAGGCCGTCAGCATGGCGAGAGCCTGCACCGGCTGTGCCGTGACCAGCACGGAAGCGCGGTTGTAGGCCACCTCCTGGGCGAAGCGCGCCTTCTCCTTGAGAGCGTCCTCCTCGTGGATGAACCCGGCCGCGGCGCTTGCATCTAGGTCTGCGCCGTACTGGGCGATCTCCTCCTCCA